TTGCTGCTTGAATTTTATGAGCATGTGATCGACTTGATTTCCTAATTTTTGCCACACTCGCTTTCGCTGTTGCGACATCCTTAAAACCAAGTCCATGAATAGTTCCTTTAGGATCTTCATCAGTATATAAATCAGAATGTTTTTTTGATTTTGCAGGTTGACCTTTTTTACGGGCAATGCGAGGATTTGATTCCTCAGTCATCTTTTTCTTTTTACCTGCACAATGTGCTTTCTGACTAAACCCTTTTGGGTTATCACAATCTATAGACTTTTTATACTTATCTGACCAACCTTCTTTGACTAGAAACCCGTCTTCACGAACTTCATAACCATCAGGAATTGGTTTACACTTTTTATCAGTGTTACAATAGTATTGTCCCTTTTTACAGGAAGTCTTTGCCATCTACAGACTATTCAGAGCTATTATTATTTAGCAATCCGTCTTTTAACATTTTTGAAAGTTCACTTGTAGAACCTACAAATAGAGCATTATTTGTAACTGTATTTTGTGTTTTTGGATTATCTTCTTCTATCTCTTTAACTTTCTTATGCAAATCTGCTAATTTATCAGTGGTATCTGCAACTGATTTTATAAGTTGTCCTGCAACTTCATATGCTCTAGGACTTGCAGTTTCACCTGCTACTTCCATTATACCGTTTATTGCTTCTTGTCCTTTTTCTATTAATGAATATAAATTACCTCTTGTATAATCATAGTCTTTTTTGACTTCATCTACTTTAGTTACTTCATCTGCTTTCACAATCGCATCAACTTCAACACTACCATCAGTGTTGAAAGTATCATTCAATGAATCGTAACCTTTTGCCATTAGATGTCTACCTTCCTTGTGGGACTAAACTCTTTAGAATCACCAAAGAAAGAACTTGTTTCTGTAAATCCAAAATCATCACCTGGTTCAATTAATAAATCGTCTGCAGTATCTATAACATTATCTTCGTTATAATCTTTCTTTGCTTTAGGAACAACAGTATATCTTTGTACTCTCGATGCTGTTCGAGTGTTTGTATCTGTATAGTAATCCAACTGAACTTTTTTGATAAGTCCTTCTGGAGTATCTGCAATATGATTGAAGAAAAATGTTTTTGCTGTAAATGATAAAGTGTATATTAATGCTCTTCGTGTTGCAAAATCTCCTTCATAATCATCTTGCTGTGAAATATTTTGCAGAACCATTGGTATATCTCTTTTTTCTCCTATTGATTTTACTAAGTCAATTGATAGGTTAAAACCTGGTTGAAAAAATGGTAAAATCTGCTCAAGTATTTGTAATCCGTCATCTTGTAATTTAACTAAAATATTTAAATCAAACCCAAGATTATATGGAACTGGCATAAAGACCTTTTTCATCTTGTTATTATTAACATCTTGTGCTTTAAATGTTTGAGTAATACCTGCTTTTCTTGATGAGTCGTATGAAATATTTGTAATCTCAAAAGACATTCTTGGTAATGTAATTTGAGTTGCTTTATTCAATTCTGCTTGTTGTGTAATTCTTGCTAAAAATTTTTGTCTTGGTCCATATGCAATAGGTACTTTTAAATCTGATATAATATTTCCTGCACCATCATCATGACGCACATGAATATCATTGAACAGTGTTCCAAATGAAATAACTGTTTTTCTTACAATTTCGTGATAAAAATAATTACCTAACATTTCCTTACATGTATGATTCTGAACCACCTATCAAGTTATGACTAACTCTAGATAACTGATACATCACTTCATGTATAGTTATTAATTTTTCTTTTCTTGTAGGTTTTAATAGAGTCGATGGTTCTACTTTATCGTCAAACCAAGGATCGTATTCTATATTGTCTGGTGCTGGATAAGTCATTAAAAACTCCCAAATGGATTAGATTCTGTGAAGTCAATGAGCAAGTCTGCCTCTGACTCAAATATATCTCCTTCGTTATATTTATCTGTGGTATTATCGTCATTGAAGACAGCAACACTGAATAATGCACCAGAAGTAAGTCCTTTAATGTCCTCACCAGGAAAGAATCCTGTTGTGGTTGTTCCAATGCCAACGTTAGAAACTTTAAGGATTTTAGTATCATAATCCCAATTTTTGACTCTTCCTTGTGTTCCTGAACGCATACCCTGAACAACTTCATTAAACAAGTAAGTTCCAATACCACTGATTGTTTCTGGATCTGCTATTGTTACGGTTGGAGCAGAAGTATATGCAGCACCAGGATTTGATACAAATATACTTTCAACTTGATTAAATCCACTGCTATGTTTACTGAGTGATGCTATTCCTACTGCTCTATCAGATGCAACACCAGCATTTGGTATAGGAATTGTAATTGTTGGAGCAGTTCCAAATCCAATACCATTATCAGTCATTACATATCTTACAATACCTCTAGTTACTGTATTGATTGAGCAGGTTGCAGCAGCACCACTTCCTCCACCACCAGTAATTGTAATAGTAGGTGCCTCAGTATAACCAAAACCAGCGTTAGTCATTATAATTTTTTCTACAGACTTCATACCCGCTCTCTCTGTAGTTATGGCAACTGCAGTTGCATCTGAAAATCCTAAACTACTTGGTGAAGTGCTTATTGAAACTACAGGAGCACTAGTGTATCCGTGACCATCATTATTCAAGAAAATTTCACGTACGTACCCTATATTAACAAATGCATCTGCTGTTGCAGTTCTACCAACTCCAATTAACTGAATATTTGCTATGTATCCCTCATCTTCAACCTGAGTATCAATCGCTTCAATAGATGTATCAATAACTTCATCTTCATATTCAAATAGTTCACATTTTAATTTGTAAACATAAGTATTACCTAATTGATAAAATGGTTCCTCATGCTCTACAAATTTTATTTCAAATAATCTTTGACCAAGTGGGAAAAATACTAAATCACCTTCACGAGGTCTAGACGCTAATTCAATATCATCATCAGCATTCATAAAAGGTGAAATAAATTCTTCAAATCTTTCTTTTGAGATTGTAAGAGTTACTTCGTCTCTTAAACTCATACCAAACTTAGTTAAGACATCTCCAGCTCCTTGATACCCCTCATAAGTATCAACATATGCTTCAATCGCAAAGTTATCATCAAATCTTGATGCAGTAACTTCTTCAATTATTGTTGATTGATTTACAAATTTTCTTGGTATATAAGTTACTTCTTGACCATAAATTTTAAGGTGCTCATTTACAAGATTTTGAACTAATCTTTGTTCTTGTCTAGAACCTTGTAAAAAGTAGGGATTTAATGCCATTATTCATCACCCAATAAAATCAAGAGGAGGCAATTCATAATCCTGTGTCATTCTGTTTCTTAATTCTTCCAATTCTCTCACACCATCATCATAAATTTCTCTACCATTTAATTCAATGCCACCAGGTAATTTTGTTCCTCTAAATTTTATTAAGTTCATTCCCCATTGCTTTTTCATCAATGCAACAAAATATCTTTTAACAAATGGATCATTATAAACTTGTCGATATTCTTCTGGATCTAATGCTCGTAAGCAATCTATAACAATAAAATCACCTACTTGTTGTGCTCCCCAATCAATATCCAAATATAATCGATCTTGTCTTTGATTAAATCTAACTTGTTTTTCAGTTGTAAGTAAGAAATCAATATCTTCAAGATATGATTTTGTCATTGCATACTGTAATAAATTTACAGAATTAAAATAGTATAAGTCATTTAAAAATAATTGATATTTGATACTAAACATTCCACCTGAAATTGAACTTGTATCAAACTTAAAAACCTTATGAATACCTAATACGTGCTCTGGTATTGATAAAAAATTTGAAGTTTCATAAAAATTACTTTGAACTGTTACGTTTGAAGTTGATATACCAGTCGTAGTTACTATTCCAACTCCATCTGTTCCTTTTGCTGAACCTCTGTCAATATCTTCTTGAGTTATCTTATACTTAAGATACATTCTCTCTATACCGTTGTAATGACGTTCATTATATAATTGAATCGTATCATCTAATGCGTCATGTATTTGATCGGTATCAAGGTTTATCTCCAATACAGGATAACCCAGTTTACGTAAACCGAAATTTATAAGTTGTCCTCTACTATTTGGTTTCGCCATCGCTATCCGTGTAATTTGCGAGTTGCTCTAAAAGTTCATTCTTTTCTTTTTGAAAATCATTTTTTAGAGTTTGGAGTTTTGCCTCCAAAAGAACATTTTGATTTAATGCTGCTGCTAATTTGCT